GCTGGTAATGCAGTGACTGTGGATGTAGTCGCAGCAGTAGCCAGGAAAATAAAGGAGTTATTATGAGTTTTTGGCTACAATCACTATCCGAGAATGGATTTGATGTATTTACCTTAGTATACATCGCAGTGCTGCTTATTGTATATCATTATTTGATGCGCTGGTATATACATAAAGAATTAGCAGAAATAAAAGAAATGTTATTGGATATATATGATGATATTAATTGATATATCAGAATACCTGCTAAATGGAATATTGGCACTTATTATAGTGCATTACATATTGTTTTTAATTAATACATATAAAAGGAAAGAGAATGAGTAAAACAAAGCTACATGGACAAAATTATGTCCTTCAGAATGGCAATCGTGCTAGTTCTGTAACTACCATTATCAACGCTATGTTGGGATGGAATAAGAATACGTTGATTGCGTGGGCAAAGCGGATGACTGCGCAAGGTGAGGATGCAGATGCAGTGATGCGTGAAGCAGGTCGTATAGGAACGTTGACACACCTATTAATACAAGGTTTTTTCCAAGGTTTTGATGTTGACACACGTGATTTCACACCTAATCAAGAAGAAAAAGCACTCAAAGCATTCTTTGGTTTTAAAGAATGGTACGAAGGCGCAGGCATAAAAATATTAGCCAGTGAACTGGTTCTGGTAAATGAAGAGTTGCAGGTTGGAGGTACAGTAGATGCCATTGCGAAGAAAGATAATGAATTAATTGTGGTGGATTGGAAAACGAGCAAAGGTGGACCATACCCAGAAATGATTGTTCAATTAGGTGCATATACTATGATGTACGAAGCTGCGCAGCCGAAGGCTAAAGTATCTCATGGTATCATAATGCGTTTTGGAAAGGAAGATGGCAAGTTTCATCAACATGTTATTGATCGCAAAAAGCTAGACGCTGGTGCGCAGGTTTTCAAGCATTGCTGCGCACTAAATAAGTTGCGCAGTGCGCTGTGATTCGTCTAGAGGATGTATTTACTCGCATATCAAATAATCGGTTACGAGCTTGGTGTCCTGAGTGTGATCTAGGCTCTAATCGTCCTCAAGGTACAGTAACTATTAATGAGGATTATGCCTTTTGCCATAAGTGTCAGAAAACATGGCATTTTGATGAAGATGAGAAAATACACAAGAGAGAAGAATACGTATTAAGCAATACCAAGGCTGTTGTATCTGTAGACAAAGGTGGCTACGCAGATGCTCGTAATGCATTTATAAATGGATGGGAAAAATTTGTAAAGGCTATGGATCTGCCTTGGAATGAACAATGTCTTAAAATGCCTGTAGGCGTGCGAAAGAATGATGATGGTAAGCCACAGTTAGTATTTCAAATCAATGATAATCATGTAAAGCATCATAAAGGAAAGCAGTTCGGTGATGCGCAGTGTAAGATGTTTGGAACTCCGCAACTCTCCAAAGACTATCTTATATTGTGCGAAGGTGAAAAGGATGTAGTCACCGCATACTGCCAAGGCGCACCTGCGATCACGTTTACGTCTGGTGCAGGTGCGCTGCCTGCTGAAGTAACCTTGCCATCAGAATATAATAAACTATATATTATATACGATAACGATGAAAAAGGTATAGAAGGCTCGAAAAAGGTAGCAAAACGGCTGTTTTCTAAGGAATTGGAGTTGTATGCCGTTGATTGGAAAGATAAACCTTCTGGCTATGATATAACTGACTGGTTTAGTGATGGTAATACGCTGGAAAACCTGCTTAGTTTGTGTGTTAGGTATGGTGAAAGTGCGGTGGATCTAGGTGGCATGCAGTCGTTTAGCATGTCGCAGTTTCGGACCACATTTAATCAGTTGCCAAGGCCGATTATCGATTCATTGTTTTATGATGGTGATATTATGGGTATCGCAGGTGGTACGAATGTGGGTAAGTCGGTGTTTAGTTT